TCTTATCCTATCCTATCTTATCTTATTTTATTTAATCTTAATCCTTTATCTTCATCCATTGTTTAAAACTTTGCTTACAACCCCACCATGCATGCCACGTTGTTCACTGGCGATGCACTTGATCAAATTACTGCGCGTGTTATTTCTAACACTCAGAGTGAGACAGCAAATGTGCTTGATCAGCGCACTGCTTCTCGTTTACAACATCGTCAAGATGCTCACAAGCACAAATTTCAAGTTACGCTTGATGTTGACCTTGATGATGATGCTCTTACCGCTATTGAAAATAAATACCGTGAGTTTAAAATACTCCACGACATTAGAGCTGTTCACACTCACGGCATGTCTCAGGCTTGCCGTATTATGGAACACCACTATTGTCTCCATTTTTTAGGTTCACATCACAGTCGTGTGTGCGACTTAGGTGGTAACCCGTCTCTTAATGTTCTCCTGTCAGATAACATACATACTTGTTTTTATGTTAACGATGGCAGAGCTGCAGCCCGAAACGAGTTTCATATGCAACGTCTTCGCCGTACTGCCGCAAATCCTTCTGCTGCTTGTGGTAGACGTGCTCGTGTCGCTCTTCGTACACCCGTCAATCAATTTCTTTGCAATCTTCCAGGCGAAAAATGTACCCATCCTGTTGACGGCATAATGCTTTGCCATGTTGCTTATGACATGTCCGTTAGTGCACAGTGTCGTGCCATGATACAGCATGGTGCCCGTCGTCTAGTTGGTTGTTTTCTTTTTGATAACCAAATGATTGTTCAAGACAAAGGTGATTGTGATGATCAACCTTTCTCTTGGGACATTCAGACTCAATATTGTAAATGGCGGCACAACCAACCTCGTCCTCAGGTTGCCTCCAAATCAGCTTTTTTCTCCCGTGCACGAGTGCGCGAGTTTATAGCTGAGGTCAAACAGGATTTTAAAGATTCTGTTAAAAATCGTTTCGATCGCGTAGATAGGTATTTTGACGTGAGTGAACGTAATGCTGATCACCCTCTAGGTTGGGAGCCATGTGATCCTGATGATTGTGTCGGTCATCGTGTCATATATTATTACTTTCGGGATGATCCGTCCCTTGGTTATAAGCATTCCTTTATAAATTTAATGGAACATATGACAAAAACTGCCTATTATGTGGCAGGCCAATTTTTTCAACTAGAATTACTCACAAACCGTTTAGGTACTCAATTTTATAGTATAACTCGTGTGGGAGGTAATATTCCTGCTACGGTTTATACTCATAGAATACAGTTACCAAAAATGCGTAACCAGACCGTCGTCAGGTGTTTTGATTTTATTTATCATCATTCAGAAGGTAGACAACTTCAAACCAAGCTTAAAATGTTTCCCACCTACATTTTTGACGCAGGTTTTACCTATGTCATGGAACCCCCAAATGGTAAACTTAAGTTAAACGACCTGGTGACGTTTCTCTCTGGTGTAAACAACCAGCAGATAAATAACGGTGTTACTATTACATACAAAAAGAAATTAAACGCACAGCAAACTCTCGATTTATCCCTTGCGTTGTTCTTTTTAGGCTGTGTTCACCAACTTGAGCGAGATGGTATAATGAAGAATCTCGAAGCCATTCTAACGCGTAAACGTGAGGTTGCCCTCTCTCATTGTTGGTCATTTTCTACTTGGAGTAAAGGACTGTGGTGTTGGGTCAAACAACGTTTGGGTCGGCTTAAGACTCCTGAGAGTCAGCCGATAGAGTTTGAAGAGAAATATAAAGGTCCCACCTACTCAAAACTTACAAAACTTATCGCCACCGCTGAGGGTTGGGATGAAATGTTGCCTTTCTTTATGGCAGCTAAGACAGAAATTACTTTTGAGGAGTTGTTTCAGGCACAAGAAACCCGCGAGCGTCCCTATGTATCAGACGTTTACGGTAACATATGGCGTCCCTCACCTGATCTCTCCGATCTTGATCAAGCTCACCTTCTACTTTCACAGTGTGAACGTTCTCCTTCTATTGTTCCTGATGATCTTGCTCGTGAGATTAGGCCTGTTCTTTTGGCCGAGCTTCTGGCCACATGTGATGAAGATTTGTATATGGAATTAACTCACTATTCCTGTAGTTTTGGACCTTTTCTTCTTGGTATCCCCGAATATTTTTCTTTTTCACACTTGCCGGTCCCTGAGGGTTATACTCGCGGTAATACCTTGTATCATTGGCCTCATGTTGACTGGCCAGTTGACAGTGCCGACAAAACAGTCTCCGCTGCTGCCGTATGTAGTGTTGTTGTGCCTATGTACTTAAAAGGCCAGTGGAGGCTTTTGGCCTCGACTCTTGACTCTGTTGATTGTGACCTGCTCCCTCAACTTGATTTACCTTGGCTTCGTGAGTTAAGTTTTCACCAGCTAATTGCTCCCCATTCCGCTTCGCTTGCCCGAAAGTTGAGTGTGGATGTTAATCATCAAAGTCCCGATCTTGCTGCGGCTATTGTTGTGTTAAATCGACACTCAAAATCCGTTCGTGATGACATTAAAGAACTACTTTTTCCAGGTGTGCTAACTAAATTTGTTCGTAAGAAGATTTCAGGCACTTGGCGTGTTAGTTATTTTATTGGTCGTGAGCTAGCGCACCAGATTGCTACCCCAGCAAACATGTTTTTCATTGGCGAAGATCCCGGTTATTTCTGTCAAGCATTTCATGATGTTTTTCCCGTTGTACCCCAAACAGTGTCATCACTTGCACCGTGGGTCGGTGACCACGGTTTACCTACCGCAGCTTTTCTTGCTGCTGACAAGTGGCTTGCCGGTTTTGGTGACGTAACAAAACCTTGTTTTTCCGATAATTTACCAAACTTTGATTTTATATGTTGTGATGCCTCTGCTCGTGGTTCTTATCGTCTTAATACAGACCTACATTGTGGTATCCTAGATTCAGCCCTTGACGTTGTGCGTCGTGTTTTGACACCAGGTGGTACCCTTGTCATTAAGACCTATTCTCTGTGCACCCCCGCCACTCAAGAGTGGTTAAAACAAATTTGTAGTCTTTTTAAAGTTCGTATTGTTAAACCTTACTCTTCATGGGCTCACCGTCCCGATCGTTATGTTATTGGTTCTCATTTTCGCTGTGATAAAACAAATTTCGAAGCTCTCAATAAAATATCTTTAGCTATTGATAGAGTTCATCTTCGTGGTGTCAAGAAATTTCATACTCAAATTGCCACCGGTGTTTTTGAACCATTTGAGAATTCTCCACAACATTGGTGTAGTGAATTTATGCGTGACTATGACCTTGCTTGTGCTGCCAATACCAGCGTTCCGGCCCTGCCACCACCTCCGGTGCCGCTCGTTATTCCCAGTTCCTCTATTCCTTTACCCCCTCCCCCGCCGTGGGTCGCTACTGTCTCCATTCCTTTAGTTGATTTATTTGACGAAATTTGTATTCGTCGTGGTGACTTAAAACCAATACCTGTAATTCCTGTTCCTCCGCCTCCTCCCCCTGTTATAGTCGAATTAGTGCCCAAAACTACTCGTAAGTGGTTTTCTACTTATTTGGCTCCGGAGGCTTGTTTTCTTCAGAGCAAAGGAGACAGTCAAATTAATCCTCCTTACCTTGTTTATGCCTTTCCAGGGTCCGGCAAAAGTACCTTTGCCCGTTCTCTTACCTGTACTTGGGCAGACACCGATGACTTAGAAAAACAATATGGAAAAAACCAAGATAACTGGGTTATACCCCCTGTTGATATTGTTTTTACTAATTATTACCATAAGGATTTTATTCGTACTTTTGTTGCTCTGGGTTTTACCCCTATGGCCGTCCGTCTCCCTTTTAGTCGTTGGTTGAAGCAATTTACCGGTCGGGATGGCTTTCCTGCTCCACACTGGTTCAAGTGGTGGCACGAGGCAAGGTTGGAGAAACTTGAACTATTGTTTCCAGTTGTGGCTGGTGATTTTTGTTGTTTGCCTGGTATTGACAACACAGTCCACTCTTTCACATGGCCTGGCGCATCTCCTCCCGGTGCTAAACCTATTCCGTGTCCACATAGACCATCCAGTAAACGTGTTCGTTTACTTGATGCCCCCAAAGCCCCTGCCGACATTCCCATTGCTTTAGTCTCTGAAGTCCCGGCCGTTGCACTATTCGTCCCGCCACCTTTACCACCTAAACCTCAGCACCAGAAATCCAAGAAAAAGAAAAACAAAACAATAACAACTAAACCAACAATTCCTGCTCAAAAACCCTTTAGTCCACCATTAGTGGTTGATCCACAGAAAACTGATCCTGCTATTGTGGCCACACCCCCAGGGCCTGCCACTCAAATTTCACCTGCACAGACTCAGAAAAACAATGTACAGCACGCCGTGCTTTCATCGGTGGTTATTCCACAAATTCACTCTGCGCCTGTGCCTATTCCTCCGGCTTTGCCTCCACCTCTAAAATCCTCAGCTAAAGTTGCCGTTCGTAGTCGGTTTGTTGATCGTGCTCCTCAGCGCGATCTTGAAACTATCTACTTAGGTGACATGTTAGCTCATATGGATAAACGCGTTCTTCATAACCTTGCTGATGGTCAGTTGAATGGTGAAATGGCTGAGCCGCTTGTGCTTCTTGCTGTTTCAGATCGTTTTGCTTTTCAGTGTTCCTGGTATGAGGTTGGTCTTCGTCAGCTGTATACCTGTGGTGGCAAAGATGAGCCCGTAATTTTTGTTTATAACCAACATGCTTATTTTGGTGTTAAAGAAAAAACCGGTCATATGTTGGAAAAAATAATTGCCCCGGACTTTAACTGTGGTGTTATTTCAGCAACTGCTGATGGTGACTGTGTTTACCATGCGCTTCGACATTACTGTCGTCGCTTGCCCCCAGTTCAGGATCTTAGACGTGATGTTGCTGACTATCTTCACAAATGCCGTCCCACCGCAGGAGGTAGTAAAGTTCAGGCAGCTACGAATGAGTTACTTCGATATTGGGAAGCAGAGACAAAGGCAGTTTCCGATTATTGTGCTGTTGCCTTTTCGGAGATGCTTCCCGGTGGTCGTCCTTCTCCATATAAACAACAGGTTTGGTACAAGCTAGACGAATGTGTTCTATTGCAGCGATTTAAACCTCCGGGCAAAGATACTTTTATTTACCGCCCTCATTCATATGATACCAGTGGCGAGTACGACTGTTTTTATGATGGTCATGAGTTTTTAAAAGGTAATGAAGTTTCCGGCGGTTATGTTGTTGAATCGGTACAACCCTATCTTCTGGTCTGTCGTCATCTCCGTCTTTTTCAAGCTCCTCGTCTCAGAGGTGCCATTCAGGAAACTTCAGTTCCCGGTTGTTTACCTACCCTCGCTCACATCGGTGTCCCCGGTGCTGGAAAAACCCATGCCATTATTACAGGTTGTCAAACCGGTGACTTGATACTCGCCGGTTGTAGAAAGAGTATTGAGGATGCTGCGGAGGAGCTAAAGTTGAAACGACCTGATGTCAAAGTTGATGCCCGTACTGCTGACAGTTATTTGATAAATAAACAAACTAAACACCGTGTCGTCTGGTTGGACGAGCGCTATGCTCTTCATGCCGGCTACCTTGGTCTTATTGCGGCTCATACTGAGTGTGAAGTTCTACACACCTTTGGCGACCCTAATCAAATTCCTTGTTATTCTCGAATTGCGGGATTTCATTTTCTTCATAATGATGTTGGTGACACAAATGTGGTCTACGAGGCTGTTTCAAAGCGTGTTCCTATGGACGTTGCTCAGCTTCTTGCACCCTATTATACCAAATACGGCAAATTTCAAACCATGAATCCCAAGAAAAAATCTTTGACTTTTTCGAAAATTACTAGTATTGCCGATATTACTCCTGATGAATCTGTTCAATATATCACCTGGACCCAAGATGAGAAGAAGCGTATTTCTAAAGTCCGGGGTTTTTCGAATGTTAAAACGATTGGCGAGAGTCAGGGTATTACCCAGCGTGATACAGTCCTGATACGTCTAAATCCCCGTACTTTGGCTTTATTCACTAAGCGTGAGCAAGCTATTGTTGCTCTTAGTCGTCATACAAATTCTTTTAAATATTATTCTGTAACTGCCCAGTCTTCCGATATGGTTTATAAACTAATTCATTCGCCGAAAGTTGGGCAACTTGCTTCCTATCTTCGTCCTGACCATTTTCCAGAGACCTGGTTAGCACCAAAGGCAGGTGGTGTTAGAGTGGAAAAAGTGCCAGTTTGTTTTCGTCCGGGTGCACGTGAACTACACGAGACATATTACTATAATAATTTACACCTACCGCACAAAGCCAGACGTTTCACAAAGCTAGTTACGGATAAATTAAGACCTACTTTGCCTACCTTTCACACTGCCCCTGCTTACGGTCTGAATGGTATTCAGGCCGCCCTTCAGCGTGATTATGAGTCTGCCATGGACGTTCCGGTTAGTTTCAACGAAAAATATCATAATTATTTAATTTCTCGTGGTGACATTGAGTTTAATATACCTGACTCAACTGTAAAGCATTTTCGAGCTCGCCCAAAAATTTTTGGCAATGAGCAGCTTAACACTTTTTCTCGTTTGCGTACGCTCCAACCTTGGCCTCGCCCGACCACTGATCGTCAACTTATGCTTGCCATAGAAAAACGAAACTGTAATGTTCTTCGCTATGCCGCCCCAGTTGATCCTTATGCTCAAGCGGAAGAAATAGCTGATTATTTCTTTGACACTTATTGCGTTCAAGATTGGCGTAAAGCCTCCGAAGGTTTTTGTAATAGTCAGGTTGCTGTTGACCATGAAGCTATTGATGACTATCTTATTACTTGTGAACCCTCTAAACTTCGTGTTTTGCAGGAGGTTCGTCTTAAAGGTAGTACTCCCGGTTCCTTTAGATTAGACCCATGGGAGTTAGATCACTACAATCTGATTTTTAAACGGGAACCCAAAAACCGTCTTCAACGGGATGGTATTGGTGAATACCAGATACTCCAAACTGTTATTCACCATGAGGCAAAAGTTAACATAATTTGTTCTTTTTTTCGTCAATTGTACGATCGTCTTCAAACCCTTCTTAAACCCAACGTGTTTGTTCAACTTAAAAAATCTATTGATGACCTTGAGCAACACCTCAATGAACATGTTCCCCCTGGTGCTCTTCCATTTGAAAATGATTTTGAAAAATTTGATAAATCACAACTTTTGGAAACTTTTGCCGTAGAGCTTGCAATATATCGCCGTTTAGGCCTTAATATAGACCTGTTAATATTGTGGGTTTATGGTCAAACACTTAAGACTGCCGCCAATTTTCTTCTTGGTATCCGTGTTGCTTTATTATTCCAACGTACCTCTGGTACCGTTGTTACCGCTTTTGGTAACGTTATTGTCAACATGGCTGCCACAGCCTGGGCGTATAAACTAAAAGAAATTTTATTTTTTGCAGTTTATTTTGTTGGTGACGATTCACTTGTATTTCCTTTTACTATGCCGGACATTTTCACAGTTCAGCAGGATTTGCAATTATTTTTCAATTTGTTGGGTAAAGTTATTGTTGGTTTAGGCAACTACTTTTGTAGTTGTTTCTTTGTCCATGACGGTAACCGTTGGTTAGTCTATCCTGACCCAGTCAAACGTATTGAGCGTTTAAGCTACCCCTTAAATCTAAATAATATTTCAGAAATTCATGACCGTTGGTTAAGTTTTCGAGATATGTGTAGAAATTACTATAATGCTGCAGGAAATGTAGAATTACAGCGACAGGTTAGAATCCGGTATCCCGGATCTACTGTTGTGAACGCGATGCGCGCCATTGTCTCCTTAATGGATGATTTTGACGCCTTTCAAGGTTTATATAATCGAAATTGAGGTTCGTTGCCCCTTTACGAACCTCACCCCCTTAGTTGGCTTTCTTTTTATGCCTCACCTTCAATGGTGTGCTAAGGGTCTTTTATGCTTCCTTTCCTTTCACAACCCTCTCCTCTATTTTAAATTTTCTAATTCATTTAGTATATACACAATCTCTCCCATACCACACATGATTATTTCTCACTGTTGATTTTAAGCGATGTCTTTTGTTTCACTCTTCAACAATGTTACATTTGTTATTTATATTTTTGTGCTATTGCCTTTCATGGTCCATAGCTCCACTGTCTCTCCAACTGCCAGTGTTTCCCCTTCTCTCTTATTTGCCCCATCTTCCTCACCCACTGCCTCTGTTACTCCTTGTTCCCCTATTGGCGATAACAATTGTTCTGTCCACCGTACTGTTCTTAAATGCTATGCACAAATACCTACTCTCCCTGGTCTAATTTCGACTTGGAGTGCACTCGAAGATTCTTGGGTGCTGCTTCCCTCCTTCGATGCTTTTCTCGACCAGATGATGGGTTTGAATTTTGCAGAACGTTTTCAGCGTGTTGATGGTAGACTCGCTCTTGACTCACTTCTCTCTGATCCCATCAATCTCGCCCACCCTTACTCATTGGACCAATTGAATATTTCCTCTCAAGTTAGGTTCTCCTTGGATCCCTTCTTATGTATTCAATGTGGTACCTATCCACTTGTCCTTGCTCAGCTGTCGATGGCTCTTAGCTACGATGGTCCTGTTGATAATGATCGTAAATCCCTTTACATCTGTCTCCTCGAACTCTTTGCCTCTTCTGTCACCCAGCTCCACTATCTTTATTCGATTGGTGACTATGTTTTTCGTCGTTGCAATTTTGAATCTCTTGGTTTCTGTTGGGTTGATTTTGACGGTACTGGTTGTCCC